TGACTGTAGAGGAGAGGAGATTCTATCAGGAAATTTTGTGAACAAACCTTTGAGCTGCTTATCACCAAGTGATTTCATCATAACATATCTAGTTGTCTGTATGGTGACAGATGTTGCATTCTTGTTTTCCAGATATATTAGAGCCATCAACCCATAATTCCTCCGATTAACTTCCTCTTTCACAGCCATCTGCATATCGAAGCTAGGATTCAGAAGCTTTTCAGCTGACCCTATTATTGACAAGTTAACACGATCTCTTGATCTAGCCCAGTGTTTTAATCTATCAACATCAACTGATAACCAATCTGACTCCCAATGATCTCCTATCGCATTCCAGGTCCTAGAATAAGGATGAGTGAGTGGCTCCACCATACTAATTATCTTTATGAATTCAACGTTTGTCTCTGTACGCAGCTGCGGACCAGGTGCTATCAGGAAATAGACGCCTTCGAATCCAGAGTGACCAAGGACATACTCACGCGCCTTACGCCTTCTCATGCTGTTCAATATTATTTCCGTAGAAATTCTTGTATAAAACTGCAACAAGTAATCGGTCCCGTCAGAATTTAATATTCGCATGCACCTGTTGAAAAGATCACCCAGATTATTTCCTGTGACTTCATAATTGGATCTTATGTAGGGTAACATAAATTCTTCAGGCTCAGCATTTGACACTAAGTCCAAGAGATCATTAAGATCAGACTCATCCTTTGGACTCGGAGACACGTGCTTGGGAGCCTCTCTCTCAAATTTTATGCCTTTAGACTTCAAGTATTTCTTCCTACCAGGCCCAGATTTCATCTCATCTTCCAGTTCGCTTTCTGTCAAGTGTAATCTAAGGATGGGGAATTCAACAAACTCATCTTGAGTAGTGCGTGTTGATTTTATATGATCAATGTAACCTCCATAATGATTGCTAGTCACAAGTTGATACAACTCCTGTCGATTTGGTTGCTCAATCTCATCAGTTAAGGAAGGACACCCTAGCTGAAGGATGACTGAATGTTTTTGCTTGGTGGAAGGTTTTGCCAGCATCTCTTTCCAGTCTCTGTTGAACTCCAGAGGCTCCACAGGCCTGTTCATTGGGAATGGTCTTGCGATTTCTTTGCCATTCAAAATCACATCTGTCAACTTGTCCAGATAATCTGTCACTTCTTCTGATTCAAGATTCAGTTTCCCAAAACCTT